TCTCCGCTGCATGGAGCGCCGTGATTTCTCTGCATCATCCTCTTTCGTGGATTCTGCTTCGGGCTCCTGCCTGGCTTCGACTTCCGGTGTCACGACCTCCGGGGCGTCTTGCGTGATAGTTTCGGGAACAGTTAACGTCTGTTCAGGAACGACGGTTTCGACAGTTTCAGTCATGGTCAGCCGGCTACCCCGAGAAGTGGTTGATGGTCCATCGCATGAACCTTTGTGCAATGTAGGCTATATCTACGATATTTGCAATATCTGCGACTATAGCGGTAATTTCCGATTCCTCTTGCGCCTGGTCGGCTTGTTTATCAATAAGGCTTTTCGCCTTCGCGGCGATCTGTTTTTCTAGTCGAGTGATCTTCTTGTTCAGGTCTTCGATGTACTTCGCTGCAGCGTCGGAGCGCCTTGCGTAGGCTATTTCATCGTTTAGCCTGTCGATCTTCTTTTTGACTGACTTACGTATTTCAGGAACGGGCTCGACAATCTTCTCAACGAAGATGATTCCCTGTTCTATCCTTCGTAGCCTCTTCTCATCTTCGCTTTCTTCCCTGAATTTGACTAGGAGGACTGGCCTGAATCCAGGGGTGACGACAACCGCAGACTCGTCGGCCCATATGTCAGACCAGATATCCTCCCAGATGTCATTCCAGATTGAATTGCCAGCCACGGCTACACCCCGAATTTAGTTGGGGAAACGCCAGTGCCAGTGATGGTTACATCATTGATGCTCTGCATGTTTGCATCTATCTGGTTCGCTACCGTGAATGTAAGAGAACCGATCTTTGCCCCCGCAGTTCCTGCCCCATAAGCGCCAGGCAATACAGTAGTCCAAGGATCTCCGGCCGAACCTGCGGCGGTCAACGCTGCCCCGGCGCTGCCTACCCCGGCATGGCCGGCTAGTGCTTCGTCCCATACGGCGCCCGCAATTTCTACTCCGGCATCAGCAGCAATTGACGCGGCGGTTATCGCATTCGCACCCAGCGTTGAAATGGTCGGCGTCGCAGCTGTTGCAGCCGTCGTAACGCTGGCCTTCATAACCGCTGTCAGGTCGCCGGCAGTAGGCGCGTTCGTCAAGTTCGTGACAGTCGTGATAGTTCCAGCCGTGATATTCGTCGTGCTTGCCACAGTCGCCGGGAATGTGGCGGCAAGGAACCCTGTTGGCTGCGTATATGTTGCCATCCGGCTAGAAATAGTAGCGTCCAGGTTGCTAGCCGTGAGCCCGGTTACAGAGCCAACCGATCCACTCACAGACCCTACGCTCCCTGACAGGTTGCCGGTAATGTTCGCAGTCAATGCGCCAGTGACAGTGAGCGCCCCGAGGGTTGTCGTCCCTGCATTGCTGCCTGAGATCAAGTGCCCACCGCTGGCGCCTGGAGCCACGTTGGCGATATACAGCGCCTTACCGATGCTAGAGGCTGTGGTGAAGTCTCCTGCCGTAGCATCCTGCCATACCCCGGTAGCAACTTGAGCCGCTGTCAACTGGTTAGTCACGGTTGTGACGGTAGGAATGGTCACGCCAGTCTGTGTCGCCTGCAAAAGCACGGCCCCTGAACTGAGCGAAATCTGCCCCGCGCCAGTGCCATTGCTCAATAGCACACTCGCCCCGATGTCACGGGCAGTCTGGGCTGTTCCTGCTCCTGTCGGTCCTACCTTGACAGCATTCGCATCCGCAAGCCCTGCTGCGTCGATAACAAGGGTCGTAAACCGATTAGGCGTAGTAAATACGTATTGACCTACGATCTTGACGCCTGACGTAGAGGACTTGGCAGTGAACAACAACGCATCGGCATTTGATTCAGTCTGCGCCACATCGAACAGATACCAGCCAGGCGCATTTGTAGCGTCCATTTCAGTCGCTGTCGTGTCGGCAAGCACAGTCACGGCGCCGTAGTCTTTGCTGACATAGGCCGTCAGTTGCGCGGCATCGCCTGTTTTCGGCAATCCATCGGCAGGCGTGAACGCAAATAGCGCGATCTTGGTTGCTACGTTCTTAAACATTGTGCCTGCCGATCATCATTTGATACCAGACTGCCGCAAAGGAACCCACAGGCGCCGAAGCAGTCGTGATTAGATCATCATCGAACCATCCCTCAACAGATGCGGAATTGTCAAACCACGATTGACTGCGCACGAGAGCATCGAATGCCCCAATTCTAGATGCCCTGTCAGGTAGATATTGCCATGTTGGCGTTTGTCCGTATGTGTCAAGCGGAGTCCCTGCTGACGAAATTCTGAAACTTACCCTGTCAGAATCGCTAAGGTAATTTGTGTTTAGGTAAAGGCACCATTCGAGTTCGGTATTGCCCCCGGATCCTATGTTGATGCTAGGCAGCGCGTCTGTGTCGTCACTGATACGCCCGGCCGTAAATGATCCGCTACCGCCAGTAAGTTGAGAGGTTGTAGAGGTTGCAGCACCAGCGGCGATGTTCGATGATGGATAGATACGAAGCGGGACGCCGCCCGTAGTCCCTACTGCCGTCCATGATCCAGCATTGATCTTGTGCTCAAGCTGATACGACGCGGCCGATGGATCGCCAACCGCATTTAGCAAAAATCGCAGCCTGAATGCTGCATTGACCGGGATGACGCTACTCATTGTCCTGTCACGGGTATGCTGTCGGGTAAGTCGTATGGTTCAACGGATTAGCTGCCGTAATGTTCACAATCCCATCAGCGCCGTACCATTGCTGATTCGTGCTGTCGCCAACATAGGTGTTGTGATCCCAGAGCATGTGTGTACAGTGCATATCACCATCTATGAAGTCATAGACCTCTTGAATTGTGTATCCTCCTGCAACGCCGACTGTATCTTCGCCAAGCTCCGATGTTTCCACAGAATAGACAATTGGAACCTCACCGCGATAGTCATGCGATCCGTATGTCCCGTCTATCACATCATCAGCCCAGATGCCCCATCCAGGCGCGACATCAGGACCACCAATAGCAACGGCACTCGCAGCGCAGTAAGCGCAGAAATCGCTCACGTCGCTCTGCAACGGCCCCGGCCCCCAGTTCATTGGAAACCAGACATTGGTAGATGGCCATGCTACTTTCAGCGCATCGACAAGCCTCTCCATTTGGGTGACATAGCCAGAATATGAAAACCCGCCAGGCGTTGAGCTTGGAAGGGATGATTCTTGACAAGGCCGAATCATCTCTACAGCAGCATTCCCATCGAATACAGCACCATAGGCGTTTATCATGTCGATAAACCATCCCATGGTTGTCGCGTCCCATTTCTTCCAAGTGATCCGGTCGCTCATGCTCACGAGCACGCCAGCATCCTTTAGATAGTGCGGAAAATAGTCGTCGCTGTCAGGCCAGTTCACAGCCCCGTCGCCAGGATATTGATCCCAGATGCTGATAATCAGTTTCTTGGGGACAGCAAGCGATTGCAGTTTTGCGATCTCCGCAGTAACCAGCGCAATGCCGTCTGTATAGTCACCTCTGGTCGTATTGCTTTCGAGCATGGACCAAGTGAACATCATCGATGCGCCTGCGAAGTTAGCGCTAGATGCAAATTCCGATGCGTCGTAATACGTGAACCTGTTCGCAGGGGTCCGTGCCCACCAATCCGTAACCTGCATGTAGTGGCCAGGCGTCCATTTCATGGCAGGCTCTGGGGGCGTTGAGTAATCCGTAGTCGGAATGGTGTTTTGAGTCGTAAGCCAAGTAGCAGTCGTTTCGCTGCCATCGTCGGCCCTGAATCTGAATGCGCTCTGATCTAGTGTGAACGCCGTTTCAGCCTGAATCTCAAACGCAATCCACGTTACTGTTCCGCCTGTGTCAGTCTCCCCAAGCGTGAACGATGATGTATCTGTGCGAGGTTGAGTTGTCGGGCGAATGGTGCAATCTGTTTGCTGCCCGGCCTCGTTATAAACAGTCCCTAGTGTGCAATTTGCAATCGCTACGAAACTGTTCGTTGGAACCCAATCTGCAACGAACATCCATAACCATGACCCTACACTGGTCGGCGTGATTGCTTGTGAGCAATCCGTCAAATCTACGCCGTTTGTAAGGAATATGTTTCCGGCCGGGATAGGGGTTGTCGCATGAGCGCCTGTATGCGCTATTACAGCCATCCATTTTGAGTGGTCCAACGCCCCCGATGGCGCGGTCGCAGTGACTGTAATGGTCGTCGGCGGCGTCGCTCCAGCGATCCCCGTCCAAAGTACACATTTGCAGGTTCCTGCCGTGTTGCTCTCGGCCCGCTTCGTCCAACTGATCGCTGTCGCGCCGCCGCTCAGCGTGATAGACCAAGTATCCTCGTTGCTGTTATCTCCCGCGGCATAGCACAGGGCGATAAAGTCGCCGGCCGCAATGGTCAGCGTCCCGCTCGTGAACGCGGCCCCGACGCCTGTCGCCTGCCCCCCGCTCCATAGCGTGTATGCCATTCACGTCACCACGAATAGACGATGCAGTACCCTGCGCCGCCTGTTCCGCCATTACCGCCAAGGCCGGCGCCCGTGCCGCCTCCGACGCCACCGCCACCGCCACCACCACCGCCGATGCCGCCCGCGCCGCCGTCCCCGCCGACTCCGGTCGAGAAGGTAGTTGATCCCCCGCCCCCGCCGCCATGGCCGCCGCGCCCGGAGTTGGCATTGCCGCCGGCCGATCCTGCGGTTGCGCTGCCCCCGGTAGAGTCTGCCCCATAGGCCCCGCCGCCGCCGACGCTATACCCGCCAGACTTGCCGCCTGCATTTCCGGGGATGTTAGCCGGCGTAGCAGAGTGAGATCCGCCCATTCCACCACCACCACCGCCACGCAGCGATGAGCCGCCTACCATCGTGCCAGATGGAGTAGCAGCCGCACCAGCTCCGGCCCCACCGCCATTCTCGGCACAGCCCCAGCCGACAGACATTGCTTGAATGGCGGATGAGGCGCCGCCGCCGCCGACTTGCGAGCCAGAACCTGCTGCCGGAGCCGCATTGGCTGTCCAAGGTTGACCACCAGGGCCAACCGTGGTGTTACCTGTCGTGCCGGCGCTGCCAGATCCGCCGCCGCCGCCGCCAGCATTTGCAGCCGCAGAGATTGCCCCGCCTCGACCGCCGCCACCGCCATAGGCGTATAGCCAAGTACCGAACGATGCAGTACCGCCTACCCCACCATCACCGCCCAATGCGCCAACCGCGCCCTTGGCGCCGGCCGTACCAGCCGCGCCAAGCGTGACGGTTTCCGTAGAACCAAGGTCGCTGGCCTGAAACACACCACGAACCCAAGCGCCACCACCACCACCAGCCCCGCCGTGCGCAACGGTTGCCGATCCGAGCGAAGCTCCGGCACCGCCACCACCGCCAGCACCGATCATCTCGACGATGACGATCTTCGGGGTAAATGATGTTGGCTTAGTCCATGTCCCGCCTGTCCCGTTGAACACCTGAACATCGGACGCGCCTGAATTCGCGGCCGTCATCGGGGTACCTACGGCATTAAGCCTCTGCCACCCAATACCATCCGTGAATGTGACAGTTTCGTATGGTGCCAGTGTGACAGTCGTCAGTTCTGTCGGGTTTGTCGCGTCAGTGTGATAGACCTCTACTGTGTTGACAACCGTCGCATGGTGGTTGTGGATCGATAGAAGCTTTACGTTTCGCACCGTGCTTGCCGCTGGCGCCGCGACCACTGTCGTGGTTCCGGTACCCGTAATGCTCGCGGTATTTGTCCGGCCTGGCGTTACGGTTGTGCCATTCAGATCCACCCACGAGGAATGCACCTCGATATCACCGGATGCCGATGTGATGACATACAGCGTGTCGCTAGTTGATGCGAGGTTAATCATTCGTTCGCCTTAGTCGTTTATTTCAACGCGATACACGCCGCCACTCGGGGCAGTAATTGACATCATGCGCGGCTTGGGTGGCTCGGCAGGTTCAGCCGACACAGGCTCAGCCGCATCGTCTACCTCTGGCTCTGATGTTTCACCGCCTAAATCCTCAGATACCGCAGCTTCCAATTGCGGAGGCGGTTGCATCTTTTGCAGGATCAATTGAACCATCCCGGACAACTCGGCGACATCATGCTTGGTGTCGTTCGTGAGCTGTGCAATCGCCTGCGCCGACTCGTTATTCATACGAGCCAACTCTAGTTTTGTCTGCGTGTCGATTTGCGCCAACTCTAGTTTGGCCTGCGCGTCCAGTTTGGCCTTGTCAATACCAGACTTAGACTCTTGCAACGCCTGCTGTAGTTGCTGGATTTCCTGCCCGGCCTGCTGCAATACCTGTGTCACTTGCGGAGGCAATTGCTGCGGCGCATTCTCGTCCTTGTCGTCTTTGATCTCTGCGGGAATCATCCGGCCCAGCCGGTCGGCGATTTCCTCAGCTTGCGGCCAGTCCATGCCACGAACGATCAGATCACCAGCCGCCTGCCATACCGCAGGATTCGACTGGCCTAGAGCGATTGCCGCATCTACGAATTCAGCACGCTTCGTCGAATAGCTCGGGCCGGTTCCGATGGTTACGTCATAGGTCCCGATAGTCATGTCGTTGAGGACTGTACGAATCGCGCCGTCCTGTGTCTGCTCTGGCTGCTCGAGTGGCTTGTTGATCTCGGCAGTTTCCATCTTCTCATCCTCGCCGAGCATTCGAGTAACACGCTGCGAGTCATAGACGTACGGAATCATGCTCACGATGCACCGGCCGGCGTGCCTTACCGTGCGGTCGCGGTTGTCTGCGAAATGGTAATTGGCTGTATCACCTTCGCGCTGACGCGCAGTGATAGCGCGCCCTGACGTTTCGTTGCCCTGTGCGCCGAGCGACGCATCGAACATGCCGATGGTGGCTTTGATGTTGTCGGATGCGTGCATCGCCATTGCGAGAACGCCTGTAGGGACATCCGACATTGGCTGGCGCTGCGGAGCTGGCGCCAGGCTTCCGCCTACCTCCACAGGGTCATATTCGAGATACGAATAGCTTCGCGTATTGGCCTTTTGCCAGTCCTTTTTGGCAGTGTCGAATTGTCCAACTGCGCCGATGAATGGGGTTTTCGGCCGGAGACTTACCTCTTCGGTCGCACTGGTCATCCAGAAGTTGTACATCCGCTGCGGATCCCGCGCGAAGCGAACCATGCCGTTTCTACGAATGCGCCCATCAATGACGTTTTCGTCACCGTACACCGGGAACAGAGGAATCCACTTGCAAGGAATGTCGGTCTGCTCTAGAACGTCAACTCCGGTAATCTTGAACCATTGGACAGTGCGCCTCTCGCTCTGTCGCTCGCGCTCTATGATGATTCCATCCGGCAATTCAGCCGGCAGTTCATCTTTGAATACATCCTCGCCTGTGTTCAGCCGGCACAGGGTTGCCTTTTCGCTCTTGATCCGGTAATACTCCGCGATCCGAATCGAGTCGTCAGACATCCATACGACTGCCGTATCGCCCATGCCGACCACCAAAGTCTCAGCGTTTTGCGCGTCGGCCTTTGGATAGTCGCGCTTGAATTCGTCACGACTGATTAGCTCAGTCACGAATCCAAACGTCATATCCGACCCATCAGGTTCGCTACTGAATGGGTCAATGTAGACAGTGAACGGGTTTTGCACCCTGCGAAATTTGATTTCCTGGTCGAATGACTTAGGGTCTACGTAGTCGGTACCAAGCCGGAAATACCCAAACCCGCCGACCGCAGCATGGCCCACAGCAGTGTCATAGGCGATATCGGCATTGGAGTTGTATTCGATGTAACGGATCATCCCCTGAATGACCTCTGCTACCTCGACATCAGCCCCACTATCGACCGGGTGAACCTTGATGCTGGGCCTGTTTTGCCTCATGTCGTTGACGACCTGATGCACGAACGCAGGCAGTTTGTTGATCGTCAAACACGGCCGAGCCTCTACTTGTCGAAGCTGGCGCATATCGTTAGGCCACTGCTCACCACCGAAGAACCTGAAATCCTCAGCCGCCTCGCGCCTATTCTCGGCGTCGTGCTTGATGCACATTGCCAAGCGGTCGCGCGCCTCCTTTAGCAGATCCTCGGCTGCCTGCCCTGACAGTTTCTCAGTCATCGGTGACCCTTTGCGGTTTGCGCACCATGATACAGGGCATCACCTGTATCTCATCAAACCCAAGCCGTTGATACCACTGTCTAAGAGAATACTCGTTAACCGGGCAATCTCCAAAAGGTTCCACGTGAACCAATAGGGCTACGCCGTTAATGTCGGCCTGCTCGATTACAGCCTTCATCAACGCCGATGCTGCCCCATGCCCACGGGATGCCTGGTCCACGACCAGTGACGAAATCTCGCGAAGCCTTCCTCTCAAATGAGGTGGGGCAAGCGACGTGTATCCAAGATGCAGACTCGCCGGCCCAAGCTGAACAGTTCCTGGCTTCATCCCATCCATCCCGCGCTGCCTGCGAACTCGTCTTCGTCTTGAGTCTCGTCTTCCGGTGGTTTCCACGCCTTGCGCGCCCCTTCGCAGGCATAGCGAAGCGAGTCTATGACGTGGTTATCCTTGTCCGCAAGCACTGGCATAACCTGGCCGGTTAGAGGGTCTGTCTTGTAACTATACAACGTCAACTCGTCGATCAGATGCACACAACGCGGATGCACCACGATATCGAATGACTTTAGAAACTCAATGCCATCCTCAAGCGAGCCCGGACCCTTGATCGCAGAGTTGATCCGGGGGAAACCGTTACGTCGCATGTACGAGATCGTTTCCGGCCGTGCTGAATCAGCCGTGATAAACCAGCGGCGAGAATCAGGCACGCGGTCGAAAAGGTCTGGCAGCAGATCAATTTCGCAACCGACCATGTACGCTTCATGATCGACATATAGTTTTCTCCCCTTGATGTAGCAGCGGATCAGAACTGACGGATCAACCGAGAAACCCCAGTCGGCGCCTAGGCGGAATGTTGCAGTCTCGTCGGTGTCGAATTCCTCGATCTTCCAATTGCGGAATACGCGCGACTCAGAGTTGCGTTGATATTCACCCAGCCATACGTGAGCGAATTTGTCAGGGTCGCGGCGCCTATCGTATTCAAGCTCACGCTTTAGAACATCAGGAAGCCACGGGTTATCGCGGTAGTTCGCGTTAACTACGATTGTGCCTGGTGGTGGGCTGTCGCCACGCAGTAGAACATCTACTGGATCGGTTGCGAGGTTCGGATTCCACGAAAACCAAAGCTCAGAGCCATCTTTGCGGATCGTCGGCCTTAGAAGGTCCAGGCTACGCTGGCTGAGACTTTGCGCCTCCTCTACCCATGCTATATCGTAGCCTTCAAGCGATTTGATGGTGTCGGCTGTGTGATTTTGCATCCCTGCAAACACAATACGCCCACCGAGCGATGTCCGAATCTCGTCTTGTTTGACGACAAACATATCGTACTGCCCCATATCCTCGATTTTAAGCTCTAGGAGCTTCTTTACGGACTGGGCCAGGCTTCGCTGCACCTCACGGACGCAGACTACATCAACTTTGCCACCGATACAACGACCGATGACCATTTCGGCAAACATATGAGATTTGCCGGAACCGCGACCACCCCATGCGCCTTTGTATCGGCCAGGAGACAGCAGCGGGACAAACGCCTTAGGAATCTTCCTGATCGGTTTCAGGTTCGACAATGTGCCATCCTAGCGGCCGGACGCTCACGGTTCCCGATAGATTCACGTTCGACACATCGCCGTATTTCCGTGGCGACATCTTGCCTAGCATCCACTTGATGTTGTCTGCCTTGAGCCGCAATCCTGCGATTTTCACGGCAGATTCGGCGTTTGCCGCTTCCTCGGAAACGTCATCCAATTCCTCGAATTTAACATCTGCCCTGACTGAACGCGCGCGCGCGTACCGGTCAGCCAGTTCTTGATTGCCATCACACCACAGCAAAAACGTCGGATGTTTCGTCCCCTCAGCAACAGCCGCGCTGCGCAGGCTTTCGCCACTAGCGATGCGGGAACAGATTGCGTCGGCTACTTCTTGGGAGAACATGGTTCATTCTATCGCGCCTGGATTAACGGGCATGGTTCCATCCATATCCGCGCAAACCCTATGCCTTGATACCAAAGACTAGCATTGCAGCATCCCTAGCGTGCTCCGAGGTTCTTCCTGTCCAGCCTGTGATGCGCTGGAATGCCTTCGCATCGTACTTCACACCTTTGCCCTCTGGCGAAACAGGGAGGAACGGGATCGACTCCAGGCCGATCAGGAACTCTTCCCAGATGGATGAGTCCCGCTTGATGCTTCCGGCTCCCTGTAGGGCCTCTTTGCCCTTTGCGCCGAACCATTTGCGTAGCCTGGCATCCTCGAATATGACGCTGTGAAGGCTTCCGGCGTTGCACATGAGCCTGACGCGGGTCATTGCTTCGGTAATGCCGAGCGTGCGGACATCGGTAAAAGCCTCATGCTCAAGGCTCCAGATTGCGAACCCGGTATGTACTCCGGGGTCAATTCCGACTATTAGGCGTGGTTTCATTTGGTGTTAGGTTCCTCAACACCGAACTCCAACAGTGCCGCGATGAATTCATGCCACTGTTCGGTCGAGAACTTCAGCGGCCTCGTCAACTGCCCGCCTTCCAGCCAAAGCCCGCATGAGTCCAGTTCAGTTGCGTTCGGCGTGCTTGTATCCCACCATGCGCCGCGAATCGAAGTACCCCAGTTCAGCCGGAGCGAGAAGAACGGCATGTTGCACATCAGCAAGAACCAGCGGTAGTTGGCCGGGTCGGCTATGTACTCGAAGGTCTTGCGCTCACTGATCGCGCGACAGACTTCCAGGGCCTTGCGTGCGAACTCTTCCGCAAGCTTGCCGTCGTAGGTTGTGAATTCGAAAATGTGGCTGCTAAGATAGGCCAACCGAGAAGCCGGCTCGCCGCCGTTGAAGCTGTTGGTTTCGGCATGGCCTTCTTGTAGCATGCGGGCATAGTCCCGGCCTCCACCATCGGAACCTAACCCATCGCTCAAGCTGAGTCCAAACGGCCGGCTACTTTGTTCCATCTTCCACCTCCTGCGCGGCCGTTTGGCCCCGCTTCGCTCAAACGTTAGGGCGCACCGCGCATCACGGCCTGTAGGTCGCGCTCCAGCATGATCCCCACTTCGCCGCCTCGCTTCGGGTCGCAGCCGCACGCCTGGAACGCTACCAGCAGTTCGGGCTTTGCCTCCAGCACGGTGAACGGCTGGCACACGTAGGCGGTCGCGTTGTGGTTGTGCTTGTGGGCAAACCCGCACCAGCACAGCACCTCCGGCCCCATCGCCGCCGCAGCCTTGCCGCAGTCGGCGCACTTCCATATCGGGTTGCCGCCGCCTGTCGGGCCTCCGCCGCTCACGCACCGCAGCACGCGCCCTCCGCACCCTTTGCACAGGTGGTCGGTAAGTGCCCATGTCATTCCTTTGCTCACCATGTTCTCCTTGTTTCTCCACCAGCGCCCTAACCCGCAATTCAAGCCGACCGGAGTACCGGCGGCTTAATTGCAACGTTAGCCGGCAGTTCAAACCTCGTAGTCGTCCGGCAGGTTGTCGCCGCCTTGGCTGTGCTGCGGCGCTTTCCGGTATTGGTAGCAGGGCAGGCTCATCGCCAGCCGCAGCGCCATCGCGGCAGTCTGGATCGCCTCGTCGCGGATGTCCTGCTGCGTCACGCCTTTGTGCGGCTCGTAGGTGTGTTGGAGCATGGCCTTCGTCAGTTCGCCGAATTCTTCGCCGAGCACCGCAAGCGCATGCAGTGGGTCGGTCGGCCATGTCGGAAACTTGGCGGTCGCTCGGGCCACCTCGGCAAGCACTCGGTCATTCACGTTCATCGAAATCCTTTGTTGCGCCCGGGCTCAGAGGTGCCGGCTAACCCCGCCTTGCACCGGACCCGCTAAAGCGGGCCGGTGAAGGCACCGTTATGGGGCTTGATGCTCTCCACCGCTTCAATGCGGCGGCCGATCCATCGAGCACAGTTCACCGCCCAGGAATTCCCGAGCGCCTTGTATCGCGGCCCATCGGCCGCAGGCTTGCCGCGCCACATGATCGCGGTGTGGCCGTCCTTGAAGCCTTGCAGCCGCTCGCACTCCACGGGCATAAGCCGACGAACCGCCGTCGCCGTCGCCGTCGCCGGATGCTTGCTCTTGTCCAGTGTCGGGCTGATGGTGTCCACCGGCATGCCTTGTGCCGCCGCGTTCTGCCAACCAAAAGCAACAGGCTGGATCACACCTTGGCCGCGATTGCCTTTGCTCTGCGCTGCTTCCAGCGTGCCGCTGATGTCGCCCTGAATTAGCCCGTTGGTGTAGTCCACGCCCATCGGCACCAGCATCGGGCCAGCATTGGTGTCGCTGCTGTCGGGCTGCTTGCCGTATGTGGTGGTCAGCGTTGGCGCAACAGCGCGGGCATGCACAGGCACCAGCGGCGTGCCGCGGCCGGTGCCGTCCTCGCTGGCATCGAACCCATCCGCGCGCAGGGTGTGCGCAACACAGTGGTTCGCCGCATCTTCGTCGGCACCAAGGCGCCAGCCCGCACCAGGCCCAACACCGGCCAGCGCACCCGCAACGATGTTCACGTCGTCTTCCTGTCGGCGGCCGGCGTATCCGCCTTTGCCACTGCTTTCAGCGCAGCGAGTAAGTGTGGCGGCAACGCGCGCCCCCGAGACTCGGCGCGGCGCAGAATCCCCGCGCAGGCTTTCGCGCTCAAGAAGTACCGCTGCGGCACTTCGCCAGTCTCCAAGACATCCAACAACGAACACACGCTTCCGTCGCTGGGGGACGGCGCGCCCGTAGCCGTCCACTCGCACAAATTGAGCGTCCAGAACGCGGTAGGCGAACCCATACCCGAGGAAGCCCAGGAGCCCGAGGAAGGCACCAAAGTCCCGTCCTCCGCTTGATGACAGGACACCGGGCACGTTCTCCCAAACCAGCCAGCGGGGCCGATACCTTGCAGCAATGGCACCAAAGGTGAGCATGAGTTGACCACGAGGGTCATCCAGTCCTGCGCGTAGTCCGGCGTTGCTGAATGACTGGCAGGGTGTTCCTCCGCAGAGAACAGAGATGCTTGCATCAGGCCAATCCTTGAACTTCGTCATGTCGCCCAGGTTGGGCACGGTCGGGTGGTGGTGCGCCAGCACTGCGCTGGCGAACGGGTCTATCTCGCTCAGAAAGGCAGCGCGCCAGCCAAGCGGGTTCCATGCCTCGCTTGCTGCCTCAATGCCACTGCACACGCTGCCAAACTTCATCGGTTGTCTCGCTTCGGAACCGGCCCCATAACACCGCATTCGAGGCGACGGCCTACGGCCGCGCCTCAATGCGATCGTTAGGCGTCATCAAGCAATTCCTTCTCCACGATCCGCAAGACACCGATTGCCAGCGCCAGTGGTATCTGCCCTTCGTACTTGAAGATGGCAGCTTTAATCTCGTCAGCAAGCTGGCCCGCTATTACTGCATGTGGCTGGCCCACCACAGCCGAAAACTTCCGCACGGTAGTCATTGTTGTCACCTCAACATCGCTTCTATGGCTGCAATGCTCAAAGGCGCAAGAACTGCGTAACCGTGACGGTTGGTTCTCTGTTCCCTGCGCCAAGCCTCAAGCCTTGCCTGAAGCTGGTCTTTCGTTGCGTATCTCATGCGTTTCCTTTCGGGCCGAAATGACGCCTAACCCTCACTTCCAGCCGACTGCCTACGGCAGCGGCTGAAGTGAACCGTTAGGCGTCAATCGCCGCCCGAGTCCAACTGATCCAACGCGCCTCGATTTCCTTGCGCTCAGACTTGTCAAAAAGCGCCCCTTGGTCGAATAGCGAATGGCACCCTCGAACGCCTGGCCGATCCGCGCAAAGCGGAAATGCCGCGTAGTCGTCTGCCTTGATGCCTGCGCCTTTGCCGTGCTCCAGGCTGTTCGAGTGCGCGCACTGGCTGAATCCGTCGATGCCACAGAACACGCAAGGTAGATCTGCGACGCGGCGGCGATAGGCTTCATTGCGCACACTGCACCCCGTTCTGAGCTGCCCATGCCATTACGAATTCTAGAAGGTCGGAGCACTCGGCTACGCTCAACGATGATGTGCGCCTGAACACAACATCAACGCCTTGCCCGTCGAGCGAAGGCGCCACCATGACGCGCTCGCCATTCGCGCGCATCCATGCGGCGGTAAGGAGGCGTTTCCAAACTTCGGCGTCCCATCGCTGCCCGGCCCATTCCTTTTGCTTGGCGATCTCGCCGATCATGGCATGCAACTTGGCGTTCTGTGTCGTGCTGCGCGATTGCTCACCAATGCTGAGCGTGAGCCGCTTTCCTTGCATCAAGCGTGGCTTTGCCCATTCATTCCACAGTTTCGCAATCGTGGCATGGCCCTGCTGCGCGCTGTAGAGGGTGATTGTGTTGGTCATGGTAAGAACGGAAGATCGGCCGCAGTCTCCGCCTTCACTTCGGCATCCGTCGCGTCTTCGGTGTGCTTTGCCTTCGCGTCGAGTTCATCCTGCCTCTTGCGCGCTTGAAGCGCCAACCGCTTGATCGCAGAGCGCAGCGCAGAGTGCGGCGCAAGGATCGACCATAGGGCCTGCTTTTCTTCGTTGTCGGAAATCCATTCGACGGTTTCGAATGCCGCCAGTTCGTCGTCTTCGTTGAACTTCTGCAACGCCTCAGCAGCGACACGGCGAATCATCTTCGCGCGCTCTGGCGACAGGCCGAAGTTGCGCGGCTGGTCGATAGGGTCTATCTCGTCCATGTCGTTGATCGACTTTCCAGCCATTTCCTCTTCGGTGTACTGGGCGGCGATCTCCGGGAAGGCGTTGCGCAGGGCCTGTGCGGCGGCACACTTGGCGATCTGACCACGCGGGCGCTTGGTCCACATGGCATTCGGCGCAGTGGACTTGTCCTTGCCCCCCTTCACCGCGTAGTTCTCGATCCAGAATTCTCGCGCTGTGAATTCGCCGATTGAGCCGCTGGCGAGCTGGCGGCGCACGGTGACGCGGCACCACTCTGGAAACGTGATCTCTTGACCGCCGAGTGTCTGAGTCAGCATCGGTCCGAATTCAGGCTCGCTGATCCCTGCGAACTGGCCGCTGCGCGAGGCCTGGATGCGGTACAGATTCACGCCTGGCATGACGACATCACGCATGCGCTGCGCCTTGCCATCCCACATCGGGACGATATGCACAGGCTTCTGCATCGGGTCGAGCCCGGCCGCTTTGCAGTAGCCGATTACCATCCTGATCGAATCTAGCGCTGCGCCTGGATACAGCGACGATTGCAGGACGTTCAGCAGATCAGCCTCTGCAAGTGCGAGCTGATTGCTCTTGTGTTCTGTGAGTGCGTTCATGTGCTTACTTGAAAAAGAAGTGAACCGCCATCGGCATCGCAATGCCGCAGAACACCAGCCAGCCGACCACACCGAGCGCGACCCACGGGCCGACTGGCGCACGCTTGCGAGGCATCGCAGGCCACGAGCGGTATTGCTTGTTTGCTACGGTAGCGTTGACGGCTGCCCAGTGTTCTGTGTTGTGCGCGTCAAGCTCGCGCTCTGTCAGTCCGCCGAGAATGCGCCGTACTTCGTTTCGCTCGTGCGTCGAGTCGGCGACTTGATCAAGCAGGCTCATGTGGATTTGGCGGTCATCCATTACAACACCCCAAAATAAATCGCAACGATGACGCATACAAACACAATTGCAATTGCAATGTCGCTCGCAAGCCAGGATCGGCGCGACGGATACACCGTGATCGGGCTGGCATAGTCGGCGCGGCTCTGATCGACTCGCGCGGCGCGAGTGAATGTGTGCTGGCTGTCGAGAAACGCGGGCTTCATTGTTCGATCTCTGTTGCGCAGCCAATGGCTTGCAATTCGCTGATTCGTTTCTTGATCCGCTGCTGTGTGTCAAAGAAGTCCTTGGCCGCCTTGGCAACTTCATCTTGCAGCGCGGCCACTTGAGCGGCGACAGGGTTGAAATCATCAGGCACGTCAACCTCTATCGACTGAGGGCGAATGCAGATAGATCTTCCTATAGGCCCATCCCAATGAAACCAGCGAAATTCCGGTGCGACGCCATAGTCCTCTGGCATGAAGTGGAGAAATCCGTTCAAAGTTACTTTCATAATTGCGCCTCCTTAAAAATCTCCGCAGCGCGCGACTTGATCTCGTCGCGCAGTTCGTGGGCTATTCGGTCACAAAGTTCATC